AGAACAAGACCTTCGGTCGCGCTATAACCAAGCAGTAGGCACCTCAATTGAGATTCGCAGTGAGTCAGACTAATCGGCGAACGAAAAGACTATTTAGAGATGGATACAGTTCGCGGTGGTCGCGGGTCAAAGGCTGCTGTTTTGACCATTGTCGATCGGGTGACACGTTTAATGGCGACAACTAAGCTTGAAAACTTATCACAAAATGCTGTTCTTAAGGGATTTGCAAGACTGATGGTGGACTTTCCGGGTCCGGTTCGATCAGTGACGGTTGATCACGGTAAAGAGTTTTCCTGCGATCAGGCGCTTACAAAGCGCTATCGGATACCGGTTTACTTTTGCCACGCCTATCACCCGAATGAACGGGGCACAAATGAACGATTCAATCGAGAACTTCGCTACTATTTCCCGAAGGGAACACAGTTTGATCAGGTTTCAGAGACCGATATTCAACAAGCCACAGCGCTTATCAATAACAAACCTAGAAAATGTCTCCGTTGGCAAACCCCAGTTCAAGCAGTGAGCAAGCCTCTTTCTAGGTGGTAACTTTATTATTGCAATCTAGGCATGAGAAAACAAGCATCCCCAAATCTTGATCTATCTGTAAAGCAAATCCACAATTCTAAGGGAAAATTTTATGATTTTATTATAAAAGAAGGAAAGGATCGTTCTGTTAGGGGATATGTTGAGGGGTTTACTTCTACCAAGAATCCTTTTCTTGGAAAGTACATATGCTTTTATAAAAAGGCTAATGGCGAGCTTATAAAAGACTTTGTATTTCAAGGTGATGGAGTTTATGGCTTCGACATTGAGATTAGTCCTAAAGAAGACCAGGTACTTGAATACAACCAACAGGCGATAGATGATGCAATTAAGAAAATACATCCCAGAAAATTGTACATTTGGATAAGAGTTTATGGATATGAGGACCAGTACCTATCAGTCAACAAGGCTCTTTACAAGTAAGAGGTTAATCACAGCAGTTTTTTTAGATTCAGGTCAATGCAACGGATAGATATAAAAACCAAACAGTGGCATGAAGAAGCTCGATTTCGAAGACAATTCGTGACGTGAGACAACTAACAAAATGGAATAATTAATAATACTATTCACAGAAGGACGGCCAAGCGGTCGCCCTTTTACTATGCAATTTGGAGGTGGATATGATGGCCATGGTACCACGAGAGATCAGCGAGCCTTTCTATCACAGTAAAGAGTGGAAGAAGACGCGTGCCGCCTACATTGCCAGTGTCGGTGGATTGTGTGAGCGCTGCTTGAAGCGAGGTATCATCAAGCCCGGCTACATCGTCCATCACAAGCGCTACATCACAGCAGACAACATCAATGACCCAAGCATCACGCTTAACTGGGACAACCTTGAGTATCTTTGCTTCGATTGTCACCAAGAGGAACACTTTGAGAAGACGGCTGCTGTTCGTTCTGACGTTATGTTTGATGCTCATGGTCAGTTAGTACCAGTCAGTCGGTCCCCCCTGCGAAGCCATAATCAGCTGCTTAAAAAGGAACGGCATGCAACACACGAATAATACGCAGGTTGTTTTTTCGTATGAGGGGGGGATAACAAATTTAAGGAGATGACGAAATTGAGCCGGAAAATGTCGTTTGAAAAGCAGGATGTGGCCATTCAGCTCGAATATGAGCGGTTGCGTCAAACGTTATCCGGTATCTCAGTGGAGAAGTTGGCAGCGGCTGATAACTTGATCCAAAGATGTGCATTTATGACCATCACGCTTCAAATCTTGGAAGATGAAGTCAAATCTAAAGGGCCAACCATTCTCATGCATAATGGGAAGCAGACAATACGTGTTGAGAATCCCGCCCAGAAATCATACAACACGATGATCAATCGATACACTGCCGCGATGGATAAGTTACTCAGTTTGCTACCGAGAGAATCCGCAATCATGCCCGCCGATCCCAACAAAGAGAGCGACGGCTTTGATGACTTTGTTGAGGAACGAGGCGAATAGCAATGGCTGACATTCAGATCAAGATTCGTGTCGATCGACATGTCAGTTATCCAGCTGATTACGATCCAATTACTCAATACTGGCAATCTTTTGTGCAGAATGGTGGTGATCAAGTTGTCGGCAAGAAAATCTATCGCACGTACAAAAAACTCATCGCTGACATGCACAACGACAATAGTGAATGGTACTACTCAAATCGTCGTGGTAATCACGTGCTTGAATTTATCGAGAACTATTGTCGTCACAGCAAGGGACCAGCAGGCGGGAAGCACATTGTCCTAGAACTCTGGGAAAAAGCACTGTTGGCAGCGTCTTTTGGATTCGTTGATGGTGCGGGTTTCCGAAAGTATCAGCGGGTCGTTCTGATTGTTGGTAAGAAGAACGGGAAGTCGCTGCTCGGTTCCGCTGTTGGGTTGTACATGCAGATTGCCGATGGTGAGGCTGGGCCTGAAGTGTACGCGGTGGCTACGAAGAAGGACCAGGCGAAGATCATTTGGAATGAAGCCAAGCGCATGGTCAGAAAATCTCCGGCTTTGGCTAAGCGAATTAAAGCGCATGTGGCGGATCTGTCTTCAGAAGATTACAACGACGGCGTCTTCAAGCCTCTGTCATCTGACAGCGATACGCTTGACGGCCTCAATTCTTCTTGCATCCTGATGGACGAAATTCACCAGTGGAAGAACGGTGAGCCACTTTACAACATCATGGCCGATGGGATCACTGCACGGGATCAACCACTGATTTTCATCACATCCACCGCTGGCACGATCCGCGAAGATATTTATGATCAGATCTACGACGACGCTGAGATGACGATTGCAGGATATGATCAACCCGAAGGTTACAGGGATGAACGTTCATTGTTCTTCATCTACGAACTCGACAAACGTGCGGAATGGCGTGATGAGAAATGCTGGGTCAAAGCAAACCCTGGACTTGGCACGATCAAAAATAAGACCACATTGGCTGAACGTGTCGAAAAAGCCAAGGCAAATCACCGACTGGTTAAAAACCTAGTCTGCAAGGATTTCAATATCCGTGAGACAGCGACTGAGTCGTGGCTGACCTTTGATGAACTGAATAACGAGGCCACGTTTGACACACTCAAACTCAAGCCACGATATGGCATTGCTGGCGCTGACTTATCGCAGACGACTGACTTGACTTGTGCAACGGTCATTTTCCAGATACCTAATGATGATCACATCTACGTTAAGCAAATGTACTGGTTGCCGGAAGACACTCTTGAGCAGCGCGCACAGGAGGACAACATTCCTTATGCCACGTGGCGCGATCAAGGATTGTTGAGGACGAGCCAAGGTAATAAAGTCTATTATCGCGACATCATGGACTGGTTTGAGGAGCTTGAACAAGAATATGACATTTACCTGTTCAAAGGCGGTTATGACGCTTGGTCAGCCACATACTTCGTCAAGGATCTTGAATTCCGATATGGTGAAAAGACTTTTGATGCAATTCCGCAAGGGGTGAAGACGTTATCAAGTCCCATGCATTCACTTGGTGCAGATCTTCGTTCAAAGCGAATTGTCTATAACAACAATCCAATCTTGAAATGGTGTCTGTCTAACACGACGATTGTGACTGATAGAAATGGAAATATCCAACCTGACAAGGGAAAGAACAAACGCAAGCGAATTGATGGGATGGCTTCTTTGCTCGATGCTTATGTTGTTTTTGAGAATAATCAAGAAGAATATCAGACGCTGATTTAACCGTAAGGAGGTGATTATTTGGCATTTTGGAACAATCTTTTTCATAGAAAAAATAGTGGCGTCACAGTCACACCGGAATACAAGCTTGTTACCAACTACGGTAACGGCTTTTTTGGTTGGAATGGCAAGGTCTATGAATCTGACATCATTAGGTCAGCCATTGAGGTCAAAGCAACCACGATCGGCAAAGCAGTGGCCAAGCACATTCGGTCCGGTGCCGGTGACAGCATCGCAGTCAATCCAGACGTTTATATCCAGTTCTTGTTATCGGACCCGAACCCGTTAATGAGCGGCCAGATGCTGCAAGAAAAGATGATCACGCAGCTTGAGCTGAATAACAACGCTTTTGCCTTTGTCCAGAATGATGCCAATGGAATGCCAACAGCGATCTGGCCAATAGTGGCTAACAGTGTCGAAGCCATTCAAGACAATCAAGGCAACCTCTATCTCAAGTTCTACATGCCGAATGCACAGACCTATATCTTTCCGTATGCGCAGGTGATTCACCTGCGCAAAGATTTCAACAAGGACGAAATCTTTGGCGAATCAAATGGCCCGACGTTGGCACCACTAATGGATATTGTCACGACCACTGATCAAGGTATTGTATCTGCCATCAAGAATTCAGCCGCTGTTCGCTGGCTGTTGAAATTCAATACTGCCATGCGCCCGGAAGATATCGAGAAGAATACGAAAGCTTTTGTTGCATCGTATCTGCAGACACAAAAAGATCAGGATTCAATCGGTGCAGCTGGTGTTGATGCTAAGACCGATGCAATCCAGTTACAGCCCACTGATTTTGTGCCAAATGCTAAGCAAATGGATGCGACTGTGGATCGAATCTACTCAATTTTTCATACCAACAAGGCCATTGTTCAAAGTAGCTACACTGAAAACCAGTGGATTAGTTACTACGAAAGTCAGATTGAGCCAGTAATTAGGCAGATGTCCGAGCAATGGACGAGCCGCCTGTTCAATCGACGACAACGTTCGTTTGGTAATTCAATTGTGTTTGAATCAAGCGATTTGAGCTATGCAAGCATGCAAACCAAACTGTCACTCGTCCAACTGGTTGACCGTGCTGTGATGACTCCGAATGAGTTACGTGGATTCTTTAATCTGTCACCAGTTCCGGATGGCGACAAGATGTTGCTCCGAAAGGATACAGGGACAGTACCTTCAGCAACTGGTAGCGATGGTGCCCCTAATTCAACGGAAGGAGGTGATGATAATGACGACAGTGGTACCGATTAAAGGTGACATCGTTACTAATGATTACGGCTGGCTTTACGATCTATTTGGCGATGACTATGCTTCACCTAAAAGTGTCTCTGATGTAATTAACAAGGCTAATGGCGACGACTTATCCGTTGAGATCAATTCAGGTGGAGGAATTGTCGATGCCGGCTCTGAAATTTATACCATGCTTCGTGCTTATAAAGGGCCGGTCAATGTGAACGTTGTGGGTGTGGCATATTCCGCTGCATCTCTGATCGCGATGGCTGGTGATGTTGTAGCCATGTCACCTGCAGGGATGATGATGATCCACAATGTCTCCGGTGGACAGGTGGGTGACTATCATGACATGGAGAATGCTGCCGACTCGTTAAAAAAGTCAAATACAGCAATGGCTAATGCCTATATGGCCAAGACAGGTCTATCCCAAGCAGAAATCCTTGACTTGATGGACTCCACTTACTGGCTGGATCCGCAGACTGCCATTGAAAAAGGTTTTGCTGACAAGATGATGTTTGACAATGCGGAGAAGCCAGGGAAAATGATCATGACTGCTAGCCTGAATAAGATTCCAAGTCTTGCCACGCTGAACCAAATGAAACATCTCCGAAACACAACAGCACTAAAAAGAGCGCCGTCTGATGATGATCAGATGGCGCTTTTGAATGCAGAATACAATCTCTTAAATTTGAAAGGGGAATAACCTCATGAACAAAGAAGAATACTTGAAGCAACGCGAAGCCCTGATGAACAATGCTCGCACCGCAATCGATAAGGGTAAGTCTGAGGACGCCAACAAGGCAATGAAGTCCGTGAAGGATTTGGACGCAAAGTGGGATCAGCAAACAAAAGACCAAGCCAACTTGGCAGCCCTGGATGACCACGCTCCATTCACCTTGGCTCAGGTAGCACCAGCCAACGACATTGTTGGTATTGGAAAGTCTCTTGAGGGCACCAAATTGAACACTGTTGCCAAGACACAACCAGAATATGCACATGTTTGGGCCAAGTCCTTGCTTGGCCACACTCTCAATGCTGCAGAACAGACTGTATTCGATAAGGAAAACGTGCGCTTTAATGATGGCACGCCATTTTCTCATCAAACGGGGAACACTCCGACCTTGATTCCTAACACTGTGGCGGCTGGCATCTGGAAGATCGCAGAAGAACAATATCCAGCCTTCGCTGATGCCAAGAAATTCAATGTTTCTGGCACGCTAACCATTAACAAGCACGATGGCATTGTTTCTGGGGATGCTCAGTGGGTTGACGAAAACGCGCAGGCTGATGATGAGCAAAATAAATTCAGTCAATTGGTGCTTAAAGGTTACGAGCTGAATAAAGTCGCCACCGTGTCCTGGAAGATGAAGAGCATGTCTGAAGAGGACTTCATCAGTTTCTTGACTCAAGAGCTTGGTGATCGTCTAGGTGTTGCGCTTGGTGTTGCGATTCATCAAGGCGATGGTGAACATTCACCGCTAGGTATTGAGACTGCATTGAAGGCAGAAGAAGGTACGCCACAAGTTGCTACTTATAAGGATCAAATCGCATATAAGGATATTACTAGCACCATGGCCAAGATCCACTCTAGTTTTGCTGGCAAGGCAGCAGTTTATGCAAATAGCAAAACCATTTGGAATCAATTGGCAAACATCGTTGATGGTCAAGGTCGTCCGTTGTTTATTGCTAGCCCAATCAATGGTGGCGTTGGTAGCATTCTTGGTTTAGTTGTGAAACCAGATGCTGGTGTCAATGATGGGGACGTCCTGATTGCGGATGTGGCAGATACAGTCGTTGTCAACATTAACCAAGCACTTACAGTAGCAACAGAAGACCACGTCAAGGGCCGTTCCACTGACTATGGTGCCTATGCAATTGCTGACGCAGGTCTTTTAACAACCAAGGGGGCAGCATTGCTCACAGCAGTCCCAAAAGCGTAGCCCCGCAATCAGTTAACTCTGAAGGAATCAAGGGCGGGGTTAAGTTAACAGCAAAGTAGAAAGGAGCTAGAACATGGCTAATACACCAGATCGGAGCGCCGAATTCTTAAAGGCACTCCAAAAAGACAAGGTGGTTGCTGTCGGCAATAAGGGCACTGGTGAAGTTGATGTTACCGGCTTGGCTGATGGGACAGTCGTCAAAGATGGGGACTATCAGGTTGTTTTCGATACAGACAACACCAAGACACTGTCTTCAGTGGCCAGTGATCCGGTTGATGCACCTGGCGCAACTGTGCCAACAACGCCACCTAATCAAGGATAGGCGGTGATCAAAGATGGCTGACGAGAAATCTGAAGAAGAACCAACCTTGTTAGATCTCTTAAAACAACACATCCGATTGGAAGATGACATGGACCCTTCCATGTTGCAATTCTATCTGGACGCAGCTGACAAGTATGTCCAGCGTAAAGTTGGCCATAGCGTGAAATACTTGCAGCTTATGGTTGCTACCGTGATGAATGACAATCGATCTGCCGGTGACGATCTAGCGGCGGCACTTGAAGCCTTGGAGCCAATCTTCTACTTGGAGGTGAGAACAGATGACCCAGACAGTCAATCTAACGAACCAACTCAGGTGGATGGCCACACTGTTGGAACTTAAGGACGGCGTTGACGCACACGACCGTCCAAAACAAACGTGGGAAGACAAGCGGGTCTTGTATTACGCCGACATTGGGATCACCTCAACTGAAAAATATCTCGCGCAGCAGAACAAGCAGGATGTCGTCTTGCGCATTTTGATTCGTCGGGATATGTCGATTACTCAAGGCGGGAATCGTGTCCGGATCCGAGGAACTGATTACAAAATCACACGAATCTACGAGACGCCCGACAATCAAAGAATGGAGTTGAGTCTGGACTATGTTGATCACATTTGACGAGTTTCTGGCCAGACTCAAGCAGCTGGGTGCGGTCTATCGAGACGTTGCACCACGGACGGCCAAGTATCCATACTGGATATACACCTATACAAACACTCAGCGTCTAGTAGCCAGCACGGGTACACGGTTAATCGTGAATGAGTATCAGGTGTCTTTGTACACAAAGGGCGTTGAAGACGAGCTACTGCCGTTCATCAAGACGTTTGATGATGTCCCATTCCAATCATTCAGAGGAATTCCGGGCGATGAAAATGATGAGACTATCACGGATTTGTACACGTACATCAAGGTGATTGCGGGTGGTCAATAACAACGGTTTTGAAACGATGGCCAAGTATCTCAGTGGTCTCAAAGTAGACGATTCAGTGTCGAAAGAAGGGCTTGTTGCCGCAGCAAATCAATTTGCTGACAAGCTCCGGCCCGAGTTGCCAAGTGACCCTAATGCTCCGCTCGCACAAACCTATGGGACGTTAAGAGATAAGTTACAGGTTGTTGACAAGGGTGACCACATCCAAGTGACGTTTGGAAATGCATTTTGGTGGCTCTTTCTGGAGCATGGAACAAGTCCCAAGAACCATCAAGGAATCAGGGCACGCAATTATGTTCACAACACCTTTGCTACCAACAAAAATACAATTATGCAGACTATGGTCAAACCGGTCATGGATGCATTGAAAAAATAGGAGGAATCGCTATGCCTGATACGCCAAGCAAAGCAAACGATATTGAGCTGGAGCTCACTATTGGCGATATGTTTTTCGCCATGAAAACGCAAAATGAGACGGCATCTACTGATCCGGTATTTGATACAAGCGTTATCCGGATCCCGAACATCAAAAAGATTGCCTTCAAAGGAAACGGAAAGTCGAACGATATTTATGCCAGCGGTAAAAAGTTCGGGACAATCACGCAAGAAACCAGTATTGAAGTGACACACACCCACATCGGGATGCCAATTGCAGTTCTGGATGCAATGAAAGGCATCGCAGCGAAGCATGGGGTCGAGTTTGGATCCACGCTTGCACAATCAATGCCAGAGTTCGCAATTGGTTTTGACACATGGTTGGCCAATGGACAGCATGATGGCATCTGGTTAACGTCTTGTACGCTTAACCCTGCTGTTAATGAAACTCATGCAACTTCTGAAGAGTCATTCAAGGAAGTCAACCCTGACATCGTCTACAACGCAGGTGGTTTGCGTAATTCGAGTATTTATTACGCACGCTATAATTCAGCCCGAGACAGTGCTGACCTGACTGTTGACGACTTTTTCAAGCAGGTTATTTTTTCTCCAGAACAGCTTGAAACGATCGCACAAGAAAAAGCGACCCCAAAACCATAACCCCGCAAGCAGTTAAGACGATTGCCAAACAAGGCGGGGAATTAACGATTATTGCTAATTAGGAGGACAAAGAAATATGGCGAAGCTCTCTGATCTAGTTAGACTCCGAGACAATCATTTCATCACGATTCAAGGTGCAAAGGTACCTGCAGCGTTCACTTTTGCCTCAATTGACGCTATTGAATCCGCATATGGGCAAGGCTACAAAACATTCGAGAAGGATCTGAATCTTATGCTCAAACGAAAAGTGATTCATCGCGATCAAAAAACCATGAAACTCATTTGGGCGCTTGTTTACGGCTTACTTGTCGGTGGAGGTACGGAAACTACCTTTGATGAGATGAACCGTGCTATTCCCTTTTCGGAAATTCCTAGTGTTATTCAAGAGGCAATGGATATTCTAAATGAGCAGAACTTCCAACTAAGTGACATAAAAAAATAAAGTCGCCACAACAGGAAGATGAGGCCCAGGAGGATAACGATTACCCCTGGGCCTTTTATTTGTATGTGGCGAAAGCGCTGATGGGATACTCGCTTCAAGAATTCATGAAATTAACGCCGAATCTGTGGCTGAAACAATATCTAATCTATATCGAGATTAATAATCCTGATGGCATCTACAAAGAGAAACCTAAGCCCATTCGGAAACAGGTCACACTGGACGATATTCCATTTTTTAACTAACTAAGAAAGGAGGAAAATCATGGCTGACGAAACTCAAAACGTTGTTCTTGATTTCAAGATGAATGGTCAAGTACAGTTTGCTAACACAGTAAAAGACATCAACGCCGTTATGAATACGGCCGCAAAGGAATATCGAGCCCAGATATCGTCTATGGATGAGAATGCTAGTTCGACTCAGAAACTGGCCGCTGAACAACAGAAATTGCAAATTCAATCCGAAGCTGCTGCTAAAAGAACGCAAATTCTGTCTGAACAATTGAAGACGATGCAGGATCGTGGTGAAACATCTGGATCTTCATTTGATCGGCTCGTCGGTAAGGTTGCGGATGCACAACGGGTTGAAAACAACCTGAAAGGTGCTCTTGATCAAGTTAACAGTCAACTCAGTGAGCAAGGATCCAAAGCTAACGATGCCAAAGATCATATCAGCAACCTGCAGCAGGAAGAGGGCGAGCTTGATTCTAAGCTTAAGCTCGCGTCTTCATCGGCTAAACTGGAAAATGCCCAACTAAGTGATAATGCTTCCGAGTCGCAGAAGACAGCTGCCGCCCAACGGCAATTGTCGGAACAAATGGACTTGTCTCGGCAAAAAGTTGATAACTTGAAGCAACAGTTGAAGGAAACGGTCACCGCTTACGGAGAGAACTCAGCTGAGGCAACACAGATGAAAGTCAAGTTGAATGACGCCGAAACATCTGTGGCCAATTTGGGTAACCAAATGGATAAATTGGGTAAGGAGTCACAAGATACTAGCTCCAAGCTTGACGAGATTGCTAAGAACACAGCTGCTGAACGGTTGCAGACTGTCGCCAATGGATTTCAATCTGCTGGTCAAGGCCTACAAGATTTTAACCAAAAGGCGCAAGAAGCATGGACACAAACTGATGACGCTGTTGATAACCTGACCAGCAAAACTGGCGCTGTTGGAGACGTTGCAGATAAGCTCGGTGAGTCATTTGAGAAAGTTGAACGTTCCGAGTCTGGTGCGCAGATGGAATCGATGGATTTGTCGAATACCATGGCAGGGCTTACTAGTCAATTCAATTTGAGCGGTCCGCAGCTGGAAAAGACATCCGAAGACGTTGCCAAGTTCAGCCAGATCACCGGTCAGTCCGGGACTGACGCGGTCAACGCATTGCATGATTCCATGTCACGATTTAATCTCAGCGCTAAAGATATTCCTAGTGTACTTGATGCCTTTGCTGCAGCGTCTCAGCGGACAGGTGTACCAGTTGCCGACCTTGAAGAAGATGCATCAAAGGCATACCCAGCCTTCAAACAATTGCACATTAGTCTTCAGCAGGGAATTCCACTACTGGCGTCCTGGAGCAAATCGGGGATTGATTCTTCCACAGTGCTCAAGGGCATGCAGAAGGCATTCTCTGCCGCCAAAACTGAGAACAAATCTTTCAGCGATGTCATGACGCAATCTTTCAAAGGAATCAAAGATGCCAAGACAGACCAAGATGCTTTTAACATTGCAATTCAAACATTTGGCGCCAAATCAGGTCCACAGATGGCTCAGGCCATCCGTGATGGCAAAGTTTCACTTGATGGTCTAAAAAAATCAGCCCAAGACACTGGTGGAACCGTCTCAAAATCTTTTCAGCAGACCTTGGATCCAGTCGACAAGGCCAAACAAGCTCAGAAAGAATACGAACAGACTATGGGTAAGATTGGTGGAACAATTCAAGAGACCCTATTGCCTGTAATCAAGGGGCTTCTGCCAGTTGTTAAAGGTGTCAGTGATGCATTCAATAAGGCACCAGCACCCGTGAAAGCGCTGGTCGTTGCGTTTGGTGCGATCACTGTCGCACTTGGTGTCTTGGCACCAGTTATCACTGCAGTTGCAACAGTTCTACCAATGCTCGGTGTTGGCGCGACCGCTGCCGGTACAGGGGCTGGTCTAGGGGCCGCAGGCATGGGAGCTTTTATGGCCACGCTCTTGCCGATTGTCGGAGTGATTGCGGCTGTAATTGCCGCGATTACCGCAGTCGTTTTGGTTATCAAGAACTGGGGTGCGATTGTCACTTGGCTCAAGGGTGTTTGGAGTACCGTTACCAGTTTCTTCTCTGGCATGTGGACAAGCATCAAGCAAATCTTCACGATTGCGATTAATGCCATTACCAATTTTTTGAAGCCAGCTTTTACAGCCGCTGTAAATGTCATTAAGTCAATCTGGAATGGTATTAAGTCCTTCTTTTCTGCCTTCTGGAACGGAATCAAAGTAATCTTTACGGTGGCGATTACCGCTATTGCTGTCATTATTGGTACGTATCTCAATATCTGTAAGACCATTATTACGACCGCAATGAATTTCATTAAGGGTATTATCACCAATGTTTGGAATGGTATTAAATCATTCTTTGGGCCAATCCTAGCCAGCATAGGTAACGTGATCCGGAGTGCATGGAATTCCATTAGTAGTGTTACCTCTAGTGTGTTCAACAAGGTTAAAAGTATTGTTTCAAGCATTTGGAACAATATCAAGAATGTCGTTTCAAATGTTGTTAATGCAGTCAAGTCAGTTGTATCTAATGCATGGAACGCAGTTAGTTCGACTACTTCAAACATTTTCAATAGTGTTAAAAGTGCAGTATCAAATGTGTGGAACAGCATTAAATCGACTATCTCAAATGTTGTGGGAAGTATTAGAAATGCCGTTTCAAGTGCTTGGAATGCGGTTAGTTCTGTGACATCTAACGTCTGGAACAGTATCAAAAATGCAATCTCAGGGCCAATCAATACTGCAAAAGATATCGTTCGAGGAGCGATTGATGCCATTCGAGGTTTCTTCAACTTCAGTATCCACTGGCCACATATTCCAATGCCGCATTTCAGCATCCAACCCAGTGGTTGGTCTGTTGGTGATCTTTTGCATGGATCTATCCCTCATTTGGGTATTGACTGGTACGCGCAAGGTGGCATTATGACGCAGCCGACTATGTTTGCCAATAACAATGGCCGGGCACAGGTTGGTGGCGAAGCTGGGCCGGAGGGCGTTATTCCACTGAACGATGATACGTGGAATAAGATGGGTGTAGCTATTGCGGCTCATATGCCATCCCAGGGACCAATTACGCTGCAGGTGGATGGCCGCACGTTTGCGACTATCACCGGTCCATACACCTCGGACTACTTGAAACAGCAGGATGCAACTCAAAACTTTAGCTATGGAAGGAGGCCTTGATAACAATGGTGGAATTAATTCTGGACGGCCAATCGTTGGCTCAGTCTGTGCCTGGTACGCTAATCACAAAGAAGCCGAACATTCCAGCAGCGCAACGAGATGTCCAGTATACAGACGTCCCCGGTCGTTTGAGTGGTTCATTAACCGAGAAACGGGGTTGGAAGGATGTCACTTGGTCACCAGAACTCCAACTCGTGGACTTCAAGACGCTCAACCAGTCATGGCGAAAGACACGGCAGATACTGCAATCTGCGTCGAAGCTAGTGTTGAGTGATGATCCCGACTTCTATCGGCTCATCAAGTCAGTCACGATCGGCGAGTTTTCGGTAGACGATGTGGAGGTCAGTGGTTCCTACAAGCCCAGCTTCACTTTGGATCCGCTTGAGTATCAGGTGACTGATCCAAAGACGTTCACGGCTAACTTTGACATCGTGAACCCCGGTAACGTGGCAGCAGAACCGTTGCTCACCGTGTCAGGGCCCGGAACAGTCAAGATCTCCGTGAACACGGACCAGTTCTCAATCGACAGTCTGACAGCGCCTGTCACTCTCGACTGTGCTAAACACACGGCGACCATGGCTGACAAGGACATCACAACCTCAACAGCGGGTGATTGGCCGCTCTTTGTGTCAGGTGTCAATCATGTCATTTTGACCGGCGTTACAAGTATCACAGTGCAACCTAGGTGGTGTTATGTATGAGTACCGATATTGAACTCTATCCGCGTGACCAGACTGATTTCAGTTACCACGGCTATGCTTTGGACGACATCAGCAATGATATCGTCACTTGGCAGCTCAACGCGAAGTTCACCTTGACGTTCGATTATCCGATGTTTAGCGAACATGCTGGAGACCTCGTGGCTGAAAATATCGTGCGCGTGCCAGTTCCGGAAGGCAAGGCAGCTTTTCGCATCGCGCAAGTGATCAAGTCTATGGGTCATCTTAGCATCACTGCTTATCACGTATTCTGGGATCTTAATGATGATTTCATCGCCGACACCAACATTGTCGACAAAGATGGTCAGGGCGCACTTGATCAGATCATGCGCGCTGCCAACTATCCAACCGGCTTTAAAGTTCTGTCAACAATCGGAAATGTAACCAATGCGCGGCTTGTCCGCATGTCGATCATCAATGCGCTGATGGGAACTGATGACAACACCTTCCTCAACCGTTGGGGTGGTGAATTTGATTGGAGGGACTTTAGTTTCAGCGTCAACCCTCGTCTAGGAGAAGATCGTGGTGTTCATTTTGAATATGCACACAACTTGACTGGATACGAAGCGACCAAGGACAGTAGTGGCATCATTACGCGACTGCTGCCAGAAGGCTACAATGGTCTTTTACTACCTGAGTTGTATGTTGACAGCCCCAAGTTAGGCAATTATCGCAAGCCGAAGATTGGCACCAAAACCTATCAGGACATCAAGGCCATTGACGAAACACAGGCAACAGGGGATCAAGAAGGTGCTGTTCCGGTTCAAGAAGCGTACGAGTTACTTCGTGCTGCCGCTGCGAAAGAGTTCTCCGAAAGTCATATTGATGAGGCCCAGTGGACGTACAAGTTGAATGTGGCGTTGCTTGAAAATACTGAAGAGTACAAGGATTTAAGCATCACTACCACTGTGTTGCCAGGCGATACGGTCACCATCACGCACAAGCTTGATGGTATTGATGTGAGAGCGCGTTTGACTGGATATACCTGGCAACCGTCAAATCATAGCTATCTAACACAGACGTATGACAGTACATCGCGGCCAGATGTTGCATATAGCAATCTCAGTAGCCAGGTCAACGAGATCAAGTCACAGATTGAGTTAGTTGATAAGGTCGTGATTGCGAAGGCAGCAAATGGCATGAATTCAACAGGCTGGGGAGATCAGTCGCCGGTCGATCTGAATATTGCTGGTAAAACCGGTGACGTATACTATCAAACGACTACCAACGGGACAATTATGTGGCTCTTTCATGATGGCCAATGGAATGCCGAAACCGGTGACGCTTTTGGCACCGAGGTTCAGAAGAAGGTCGACGCCGCGATCGCGGATGTTGCCGCTGCCGAACAAGCTGCCAATGATGCTGTGGATAAGCAAACAGCAGCACACAGTTGGCTTCAATGAGCAATCAGACTGTACAGGCTGCTAAAAGTGCAGCCGACTCAGCCAATGCTCTTGCAACACAAGCAGTGTCAGCAGCATCTGATGCGAAAACCGCCTTGGCGACCGCAAATTCCGCCCTTGAGACGGCGACAGATCAGAAGACGACAGTGGCTACATTGGTCACTAAAACCGATGATCTAGCAGGAACGATTGCAACATTGGCGACCAAGACGGACATAAACAAGTTGTCGGGCGAAGTCACCGCAGCGCAAACGCTGGCTCAACAGACTGCCGATGGATTGCAACTTAAAGCCGATCAAAGTGTCGTTAACACCATCAATGGGTCAGTCAATCAACTGCGTGCTGATCTCAAGGTTGCAAATGATCGGTTGTCTTTAACGATGACCAAGAATGATGTGACTGGGCTGTTGACGCCATATGCCACACAGTCGTGGACGCAGGGACAGATCACGGCGACTGCCAGTCAGTTTAATGCCCAGTTCAGCTCGATTTCTGGCAAGGTTGATGCTTTGAAATTCGGCAATCGAAACTTGTTGCTCAACACCTCAAATATGATCAATTTAGCTCATTGGACTCGAACAAGTTGGGGTAGCGCCACGACAATCGTAAAGTTGTCAACGCACCCGTTTTACCACAATGGTCGGGACAATTTGATCAAATTAACGACTACGGATAGCTGGGATGGTCATCTGCGGTCTGATGTTGTCGCGGTCAAGCCGGACACAGATTACAACTTTCAGTTTCTTGGCTTTCACAACTACAATGTCAAATCGATCACGGTTTACTTCTTGGGCCGAACAGATGCCACTTCACCTGGTGATGCTGGTGACAATTACGATCGTGACAAGATCCATTTACTGATGAATGCGATCACGTTATCAACATCAGGAACTAAGCGAGCAACAGCCACCTTTCACACAAATCCCGGCGAGACACTGGGTTATGTTCGTTTCGATATGAATGGCGGTTACAACGCTACTGATCCGGCTGACATGTATATGGTTGAAGCTGAATTAGCTGAAGGGCCAACGGTTCCGGTTTATTCGCCTGCTCCAGAGGATTCTGCGGACTATGCGGACGCAAAAGTGGCTAGCCTCAAAGTCACAGTTGACGGGATTCAATCGACAGTGGCTAATTATCAAGGCCAAACAACGACTGCTTTGCAGACACTGCAAGGATTCCAAACCACGGCTACGGATCGAATTAACGGTCTTAAGCTTCAACAGACGCAGCTTGCGAGTCAGTGGACTAGCGTTGTTAGTGGTCTTAGTAATCCTAATCTGATTTTGAATAGTATGTATCCGGAAGATGTTAGCAAGTTAGGCTGGATCGATACCGGTTACTTGAATATCACTTCGCATGCCTTTTATGCTGGCGGTGGGCAAACGCTCTTTAGCATCAAGAGCACTGATGCCAGAGAGCGGACAGTATCCACCAATCGCTTCAAAGTAACGCGAAACACGGCATACACCGTGAGTCTCAAAGCTTTTGCCAATTGGAATACGGTTGGTTTGGACATCTTCGTGATGATGCGCAGGCGAGGATCGGCTAAGTATTATGATACTTTCCAGTTGCTGATTAATAATCAAAAGCTAAGTCCTTCTGAAACATTGTCATACTCTGCGATATTCAACAGTGGTGACTATGATGAAGCGTTTATCCGCATTGATAACAATGGCATGGTCGATACATCTGGCGATGCCGCCTATCTGTTCTTTGCTGAGCCAAAGGTAGAGCTAGGTTCAATGGCAACACCTGACGTACAATCAGGCACCGACAGCCAGATCACCCAGCTGCAAGATGCGATTAATCTCCGTGTGTCCAAAAACGATGTGCTTAGTCAGATCAATCTGGAAGCCAACCGCACTTTGATTCAAAGCGGCAAGCTTGTTCTAGATGCACCAACAGTTGTCTTTACAGGCAATGCCTTCATCCCCTCAGCAGCGATCGCAAGTTTGTCTGCTGACAAGATCACAACCGGGACGTTGAATGCGGCCAATCTCAACGTGATCAACCTGAACGCATCAGCTATTGTGACTGGCACGATTTCTGGCGCTAACTTGGCCATCAATTTGAATACTGGTGAAGTTCTGTTTCAGAAAGGATCAATTAAGTCAACTAATGGGTTGTTAAACATTAATATTGACAATGGAACGTTTGCTCAGGGCGATGGCGTTAAAGGAATGCTGTTCACACAAGGAGAGTTATATCTGTCGACGTCAAGTATGTGGGCATCATTGATGGGCGGTGGTGATGGAGCCGTGCCTGACTACGGTAAAATCGGATTTAACCAAGCTATTGTTGGACAAGGCCTTTTAATCGAAGGTAAGCATGTGCTAACACTCGGCATTCACAAGGATAATTGGCCATCGACCGTGATAGCGGCTCCGCCGTCACTCATGATGAGCGACACGGGCTGGTTTTACCTAAACGGACGAGGAACACTGGTGCAAATTGATGGTGGAGACGAATATGAAGTCAATGGATTTTCATCTCAGCCTGCAATATATCTCGGAACTAACATTCCTACCAATAACCAAGGACCACAAACCCGGATTGTTATTAATGCAGAATACGTGCATATACGCCCGGTCTACGAAAAGACGACTTCATCATCTCCAAACGTATTTGTTGCTTCTGATGGTGCTCTCGTCCGCAGCACGTCTGCCAGCAAGTATAAGACCAACATTAAGCGTGATCGTTCAACCGAGTTGGCTGAGCGGCTGCTGACGTTACCGACGGCTCACTGGCTGGACAAAGCCGCCATGCAACGTTTTGCGGCAGGCGAACAGACCGAACGTCCGCAAAGTAACTTCGGTTTGATTGCTGAAGACCTGGCGGCTGTGGGTCTTGAAGACTTGGTTGTTCGTGGTGTTGATGGTGAACTCGAAGGAATCCAATATGACCGGATTGCGGCAGCACTTTTGCCACTGCTGGCTCAAATGAAAAACGAAATAGATGAACTCAAAGCGACGGCATAGGCTGGCGCTTTTAATTTGGGAGGAAAACATGAAAATCACACTTGAAAATACAAATATTGCTAAAGTATACAGACTTGTTGAACAAATCAAAGTTAAGGGCAAGGATGCTCTGGCGCTTGCCAAGTTCATCAAATTGTTAAAGCAAACTTTGAAATCTGCTGGTGAGGATGAACAAGCCTTAGTCGCTCAGTATGCTCTTAAAGACGAGAACGGAGAATCAAAAACAGATTCGAACGGCAATGTTCAGCTGGATCCCGACCTAGCTCGTGAGTACAACAAGGTTCATGGTGAATGGCTTGAGCAGGAGGCTGAAATCGAAGGTGGTACCTATGTGAATCACATTGACGACGTTCAGCGAATCATCAGTGACTACGTTGATGAGAACGAAATAGGCGGACCCGATCTTGATGCATATTTAGCGTTGTACGAAGCATTCGAAAAAGGAGAGAAGTAATCATGGCATTGAAAACTAACAAGAGCATCAGTCTCACAGGTAAATCCACCATTGGTGATGTTCAGGTCGCTTATTTGAACGCAACACTTGACCAAGAAGGAAATGGAGCCAATACAGTCAATCAGTCAATTCAGAACCAGACACTCTATGACGCGAACAAGAAAGAAGTTCGAGCTGACATTGCCGAGTTTCAGCAATTGCTTTATGACACAGAGGATTCTTTGGCTTCTGAAAAAGAGGGCACAGATAGCAGCAAAACATCGGGAAATTGAGTCAACTATAACTAGCCGTTACATCCTTATGGAAGAAGTGAGAAAGTGATATTTTTTGGATACACGATTGGTGAATGGACGGAGGTTATATCAATCATCGGGGTGGGTGTGAGCGCGGGCAGCTGGCTGTTCAAAAAGATTGCCTTAGATCCATTGCGCTCTGATATTCAAGTGCTTTCAGAGACAATTAATCGCCAGCTCAAGCTGCACGAACAGTCGCTGGCAGACTTGGGACAACATCTGAGGACACACGATGACGAGCTCGGTAGCCATTCGGTTAGAATCACTCGATTAGAAGACCATGTAGGCATTAAAGGAGAAGATAACCATGAAGATTAATTGGAAAGTACGAGTATTAAGCGTCAAATTCTGGCTGGCCTTGGTGCCAGCTTCTTTGTTGGTAGTTCAAACGGTAGCGGCAGTCTTCGGGTACAACTGGGATTTTGCTAGTTTGGGTAAGGAGCTCACTGCAGTGGTCAATGCAGTATTTGCGCTGTTAACCATCATCGGGGTAGCCGTTGATCCAACCACCCAAGGGGTGAGTGACAGCCAGCAGGCGTTAGCTTACCCGGCACTCATTACCACCAAGGCGGCTAAGATCAAGTCCTTAGAGGACCAGATTAAGGCACTGCAAGTGGACAAAGCGACTGATCAGCCAGCTTCAAAAGCTGTTAGTTCTGCGGCTCTAGCTATCGCTCCGGCATCTTCGACAGCACCGGTTGAATCAGCACCGGTATCTGTTGCTCCACAGCAATAAGGAGGGCACCATGAAATTTAAAACTAAACTCATCACCTTGGTAGTCGCCTTCTTGGCGGCTATTTCTTTTGCCTTGTCATCGCAGGTCAATGCAGCAAATACCGATATGGTGGATACTTCCAATCACAACGGATTGATGACGTATGACAATTACTATGACATGTTGGTCCATTATGGAGTCAAAGCAGTTGTTCAAAAGGTTAGTGAGGGGACTACTTATGTAGACCAAACAGCTAAGTATAATTTGGCGAGTGCGAAGCAAGCCGGACTTTATCTTAACGGTTATCACTTTGCCCGTTACACCACAGTTGAGGGAGCACGTGCAGAAGCACGATTTGCCGTAGCCGCAGCTCAGTCTGCAGGTCTTCCAATTGGAGCTGTTCTAGCAACCGATGTGGAGGCAAGCGAGCAAGCTAATAATAGTTATGCGGCGAATACTGCAAACAACAAGGCATTTATGGAAGTTGTTCAAGCAGCTGGGTATCGGTCAACTATCTATACAATGGGTAGCTGGGTCGACACAAAAATGTCTGTTGATAAAGGCTGGATTGCTGATTATCCATATAACACGAGTCGTGATCGATACACGAGCCATCATGCTTGGCAATTTCGGAGTGATCAACAATTCGCTGATAGCTATGGTAACTTTGATGTCAGCCAGCTCTATGATGATTTCTTTACTGCGAATCAGACACCTAGCCCGTCAGTACCTGTAACACCGGCACCAAGCCAGCCAGCAAAATCAAATGCAGCCAGTGATACTGACTATGCGCAAACTGGTGTGTTCAAGCCGTCTGCGACTGTTAACATCCGCACTGGTGCCGGCACCGGCTATGCATCCGTTGGTAGCTATGCACCCGGTGAAAGTGTGATTTATGATCACGTGTATATCCGTGGCACATATGTTTGGGCACGTTATCTCAGCTACTCCGGTAGGTATCACTACGTTGCGCTAGGCGTAAATGGTGGTGAGAGCTTTGGTTCGCGCAGTTCAAATGCGCAAACCTATTCGCACACGTACTACACAGTCCGCTCTGGTGACAGCTTCTGGAGTATTGCCAGTAAGTATGGCATCAGCATGTACACGCTTGCGGCTAACAATGGCAAGACAATTAACAGTCTGATTTATCCTAACGAAAACCTGTATATCCGATAGTAAAAAGTCCTCTGCTCGCTAACACGGGTGGAGGACTTTTTTTGCATAAACTACATAGTTGCGAAACACAAGAAAAATTGTAAAATCGCTGCAACAATGCGATTATGACATTCAAAATGGTACTTTTAGCGCAAATAATCTAGTTATTTTAATCGCAGCTTATTTTGAGAAATTTTAATTGAGACCAAATTGAGACCAAGAGCGTTATAAACACTGATGCAATAGGCATATATTGTTCCTGTTCGCGGCACTTTTAAGGCAACAATTGATTACCACAGATAGCAGAACCCTTGATATATAAGGGCTCTGCTTTTTTGTTTTTACCCTTAATTGCCGTTTCTTTCAAAAAATTGAGACCACTTTGAGACCACGGTCAGAGATTATCGAGT